TCCGCCGCCGCCCATGCTCATGTGAGTTGCCTCGTATAAACGGTGTGAGTGGATCGCCACCCAAACGCAGGTTCAAACTTTTCCCACCCCTTCCGGGCGGTTGCTTGCATGAAGTCGCATCCGTTTTGGCGAGCAAACTTCTCGACTTTACGGTGCAACTTTAACACAGCTTTCATCTCCCCGGCAGCAAGAAAGATATTCAGGTATCGCTTCTGCGGACACTGAATTATCTCTGTCACCGCCAGCCCACCATCGTTCCAAAACAACTGGAACCGGCCTTCTTCCAGCCCCTCAACAATGTCATGCAAGGCGAACGTGCCACCGCCATGCTCAAGAGCCTGCTCCAACCGCGCAATCATGTGTTCCCGGTCGATCAATAGGGCGGTGCTCCCTGCTGACCCAGCGGCACGGATGTCGTAACCAGATTGCCTGCGTTATCGACTGTGACCTTCCAAACCCCGCCATCGGGAGCCTGAAGCAAAACGCCTTCAACAGCCTCCAGCCTGCCAATGGACTGCCCCAGCACCCGCTCCAGCAGGGAGAAGGCGAACCGGAAATACTCGCGATCATAGCCGCCCGGAGGCGTCGGCAGATTGATTATCACCGGCCACCCCCCGGCACGATCTCCAGACGCATCTCACCGATGCTCCACTCGCCATCCTCGGTGGCAGCGATCTTCACGCGGAAGTCGCGGCCAGTGACGCGCATATCTGTGTAGCCGGACGCACGCGGGTTGTACGGACCACTCGTCGTCTCAGCCGACTCCGGCGTGAATGACGAGAAGAACGTCAACTGCGTGCTATCGTAGCCGTACCCGCTATCCGTGATCGCTTGCCTGACGTGCGTGATCTGGTTGCCGTTTTGGATGTTGATGGAACCCGTTTCAGCATAGCGACCAGTGGTTATTGGCACGCCAGCAGCCGTCCAGCCGTTCTCCTGCTGATAGATGTCGTTCGTCTCATCAGACGCCAGCGGATACTGGAACACGCCAGAACCGCAAGCAGCCGTTCTGGTCATCGTGTCAGTGATGCCCCACCAGCCTTCGGCGTAGTTGTAATACACGGCACGATCTGGAACCGTCGATCCTTCTGACGGATACCAGAACCATGCTTCAGGAAAGATGTTGTTTTCGGAGCCGTGCGTCCAAAGCGAGCCAACCTGCGGGTCAACGTCGTCAAACACGTAAGACCCGACATCGCACGGCAGCGGGCGAACCGTGCCGCCGTCATACAGGAAGAAACTCTCGCGGCCCATCCAGATGCACCGGCCAGCAAAGGTCGCAAAGGCACGCGGTGCAATCAGGCCGCAGCCGAAGCCAATGCGCTCGATCTGGTAGATATACGGCAGACCGATGTAACGCATCAGCCATGCTTCATCTTCCGTCCAGATCAGCGTGCCTTCGCGCACCGGGGCGCACATGGTGATCTTGTTCTGGGTATCCAGGTCAAGATAGCCAGCCGTGTTCGTCGGGTCTGCGAAGTCCCAGTCCGTATAGTCTTCGCGGTTCGACCATGCGACACGGCGAGAATTGCCGCCAGCGCCGATCAGGACAGCATGGCGCTCAGGGGTGACGATGACGCCACGGTTGTTGATCGGCGGCAGTTCAGCAGCAACCGAGGTCGCAGTTCCGCCTGTTCCAGTGGTGTTCGTGCCAGAGTTCGCATAGGTGAACGTAGTGTCGCTCGGCGTCCCAGTGATCGTGTAGGTGCCGTTCAAACTGCCAACACTATTGCCTGCAATCACAACTTGGTTGCCGGTGTAGTAGCCGTGATGGTTTGTCGTTGTCACCGTAGCCACGTTAGACGCGCGGACAATGTTGACAATGGTGTTGTAGCCGACAGGTTCAGCCTGCGTCTCATTGTGGTTCCAATGCAGCAGGCGACCGTCTGACGAGGCAACCGCAAGAATATCTCCACCCCAGTTATCGATGGTCCAAGAGAACGTCGGCAGGAAGCTCTGCGTCGGGCTACGTGGATACGTTGGGTCTGTGTCCAGCCCGTAGTACGTGTCGCCGTAGTCACCAGTGCCAAACGCGCCATACACGCCAGCAGAGGAGCCGGAGAAGCCGGTTGGCGTGACATCGGTGTAAGTGGCGCCGCTCAGGACGTACAGTTTGTCCTCGCAGCCTAAAGCCGCATAAACAGCACCATCCGCCCCGGCCCACGGAAAGATGCAGCGGATGGTGCTGGCGAGCGGAGATGCCGTGATGCGCTGCCATCCGCCAACCGGGAGCAACTTGTTCGCACGCCACCGGATCAGGTTGCCGTCCCAGTAGCGGCCCTTCACCTGCAACGGGGTGGCGGCCTTCACGATACCGGGTGGAATGTTGACAGGCGCAAGAGGCATCACTTCTTACCTTCGCAGAAGCCCTCGCGGCGGGCATTGTTAATCTTCACCTCAGTGATCGTCTGCGGCGTATCCTTCGACGACCACGAGATGTCACGCCACACAGAGCAGGCGCTGTCAGTCCCGCCGATGGCCGTCGTCTTGAAGCAGCCGGTCAGGAGAAACAGCGGCAGCATCACCAGCAGCAATCGCATCTTGCGTCCTTTTCAGAGCGTCAGAGGTCGCCTGCGCTTTAACTTCATTGATGGCGTCTGCGCGGATTTTAACATACACCCCGCCTAAAGCCACGATCAACACACCGCCTATCAGGATATAGCGGCCCAATGGGGAGAACAGAAGCCCGATCATGCCGCCTCCTCGTCCAAACGCTGCTTGCGGAACCACCAGATAGCGGCTGCCGCGACACAAATCACGACAAGGATCGCGACAGTCGTGTTCATCGCTGACAGGATGTTGCCGCCCTCCTTGACCAGCGGGATCACCTCCTGCGCCAAGGCAATCGTTCCCAAGCCGCCAGCCGCAACCGCAGCATTGGCTTCCTTCGACTGCGTGATCGACTTGGAAGCCTTCGGCTGCTCAGGCTTCAAACGAGCCTCCAGAATGTCCACCGGCTGCTCGGTATCGACGCCACGCCACAGTTTAGCCTCTGCACGGCGGCGACGGACAAGCCCGGAAATTTCCTTACCTCCAGCCTTCGTCCACTTCATCAGCTCGGCTGGCACGGCGTCGTGTTTGCCCTCATTCACCCGCTTCAGCAGTGTGGACTTCTTCAAGGCTCCAAGGCCGCAGTTGAAGGCGAATGACACCAGCACGTCGAACTGCGCCTGCGTGACCTCGACTTCCAGCATCCGCTCGACGCCAAGCTCAAAGGCAGCCAGATCACGGGCAAGGATCGTCGCGCTTTCGGCAGCGGTGATCGTCATGCCCTCAGTGACGGAGGGAGAACCTGCGGCAGACGTATGCCCGACGCCAATCGTCCAGACGCCCGCGCTGCACTTGTACGCCTTCAGCCGCTCGCCCTCGAACTCACGGATGTGCTTGATGCCTGCTGCTGACGTTTTCATTCCACACCTCAACCTATAAGAACCGCAACCGTGAATACCGCCGCGATCAGGAGCATGGCGACCAAGACTACCGATCCAAGGAGGATCAGGTCAGCCTTCATCTGCGCTGCGTCTCGTTTGCGCTGCTCATCCAGTATCCGCTGCTCCTTTCGGACGCGGATGATCTCTTTTTGCACCTCGTCCCAGCCCCGCAGGCCGTACTTGGCGACAAACTCATTTTTGACCTGTTCAGCCCATTCTTCCGCCTGCTTGCGCTTCTGGATAATGTCGAGCGCAATTTCCTCGGCGGTGAGTTTGCTAAACAGCTTCGGCTTTGGAGGATCAGCCGCAGCTTGCGTCAACTTAGCGACGGAGCCATACAGCTTCGCCACGTCGCCGCACATGGACTGGATGTCTTTGCCGAACTTGATGCCTTGCTGAATTGCAGAGTATGCAGTCTTTGCAGCACCAAAGATCAGCGCAATCGTGGCGGGGTCCATGTGCTACCTCGCCGCATGGTTATTTCTTTTTGCCGATAAGACGTTGAACCGTCTCCGTCTCGTAAATACGGATGCCAGTCCAAACTATCGTGAACAAGGCAGCCATCGCTGGCAGGATACCCGCCAGCGTGCCAACGACCGTGACAACCGACGCTGCATCAGCGATCTGCTTCACTGTTTCGTCGGTGTGTCCGGTCATCTCAAACTTCCTCTTGCCCAACGTGACCATTCATCTTTTTGACGATGTTCACGATACGGGTTCCGTCCTCTAAAGCCATGATCTCATGCGGCTCGCCAGCCTTGAAGTCTAAAATCTGGCCAGCAGTCGCCTCCATCTCCCAATCGTGAGAGTAGGCTTTTATGCGACCGCGAGCCACGATTGTGACGTGTACGTTGTCTTCCGTGTGGTTGTGCTTTGGAAGGACATCACCTGCGACTTCAAAATCGTAGATGGTTCCTTTCAAGTCTCCAATGCGCGGGAGAGGTTTAGCCAATAACATTGGGCTGCGAGCCTGATCCCTCAACAACCAGCTCATCAGGAGGAGGCGGTGGCGGAACAAACCTTGACCCGTCCCACGTATCTCCAATGTTGCCGTCATGCTGTGGCGCAAGCTCATGCCCAGCGGGCGGCGACCACTCCACGCCATCTTCCAAGAGGATCACATTAACCACCACTTTAGTGGCGCTGTCTAAAAGGCACTTGTAGCTCATGTCGCACCTATCAAGCAGGGAATACTGTAATCGTTACCTGTCCACGCGCTCCTGCGCCGGAATTGTAGCTGTCTCGGCTGCCGCCGCCGCCCGACGGAGCCGTTCCAGCAGTCGCATTAGCGCCAGTGTTTCCAGCTCCACCATTCCCGCCGAGGACACTTGTCCCCCCAGTCG